TATAGTGTACTCATTAGTTAGTACCAACTTTCTTTAGTAGTGAAGTGATAGCGACATATCGCTTAGCGATTAGTACCGCTTTAGGGTTAGGGGTAGAATAGAATCTACCTTTTGAGTAATCGCTAGGGTATTTATTAGCAATACGCTGAGCGATACGGATAGGGAGAGGGTTAGATGTAGGTGCGTATCCTGCACTTTCTAATCCAAATTCTTTAGCGATATCGCTACGAATTTCTGAGTAATAGTTATTTATTGAGTGAGTCATATTTGACCCCTTTCTTTAGCGGATTTCTTTACCGCTTGTTTTTTGGTATATAGATATTATAGCAGGGGGGTCTGACATTGACTCATATTATGTCAAGTAGATTATCACCATAAACTATACCAAAACGGACATATGGGATATGTGAAGTGCGTCACATCTATAGGCATGACTGATCATGAGCCTATGGGCCTAAGACTGGTCATGAGCAGGGGTGCACAAGACTGGTCATCTGTGGATAACCCTGTGGATAACTTTTTGTCGAATTTTTTTTTGTGATGCAAATCACACAAGAAATGTCCGATTTGTCCGTGTCTAAACTTGACTTTTTGACATTTTTGTGCTATACTTACAGTATCAAAAATTAAATAAGGTTAAAAAAGGTCAATGAGCCTACCAAATAAACCGAACAAATGTTCGGGTGAGCGTAGCAAATAAGTGACCTAAATCACAGAGCACACGCTCCAAATAGTGAGACTACTAGCCAGTATACTAGACAGTACGGGTTTTGTGTGTTACACTTACATAGTAAGAAAATAAATATTAAGAAAAAAAAGAAAGGTGGTCAAAAATGACTACACTAACAATATGCAAAGAGCATACCCCTCATCTATCCGCTATCTCAGAGGTACACGATACCGAATACACTTTCTGCGAAAGTTGTGAGAATAACATTGAGCGTTGGTATAACGATACCGACCCAGAGCGTCTACCTATGTGGACAGATTGGAAGGTTTCACGATGAACCTTGACGAATACAAAGCGCATATAGAAGCGCAACGCAAGGAAAGCCTTGCACAAGCCCTATCTCTACTAACTAAAAAGGAAAATAAATAAATGAAATGCAAAGTTATTCATTGTGAAAACACAGAACTAGTCTATAGCGGAATCGCTGCCCTTATGCTCGGCGGTATCCCTACAGAAACATATTGCTACGATTGTGCTAACGCATACAATCAAATCCAAATCGCTATGGCAGAACTATTAGAAAGTGTAGGAAACTAAATGAAAGTAACACTAACCTCAATGGCGGGTAACACTCGCAATATCAATCTCTCAACTAAGCAAGAGGTCTACGACTTTATAGAATTGTTTAAGTCAACGCTACAACCTAGTCAGCGTATGAAAGTAACGTGCGACCTACTAGGGATAGACGGATACCTGCAAGGCGAAAGCAAAATTTAGCGGGTACTAGTCTAAATAAATTTAGGCGTACTAGTATCTAAAAATTTGCGGGTACCAGTACACTAACCTAGTGAGTACTACTACATAGAGAAATCTCCGTAGTGTGCTCACTAATTATTCTTATTTATTTTTTACAATATATGTATCATACATCTGAACAAAATATTCAGATTTTTGCTATTTTGGTTTTACAAAATTTTTCAGATTTGGGGTATAATTGACGGTATGGGAATATTAGACAACTTTGAAGAATATATAGACCTAGGCATACTCAAAACAGAGTCAGCCTGGGATCCAGAATTCCAGTATGAATCTACACCTATAGTAGCAACCAACAATATGGGTGAACCTATAATCATAGAACAAGGTTTGGACGAAGAGGTTTTAGGTATTTAGTTATAACGGTTTGTTATAATTAAAAATTCGAGGGGATACAAACCTTCACCTGGTGTATGGCGAATAATCACCATTTATCAATAGGACACTTAGCCTTATCTATAAGAGTCTTCAACTTCATAAAACAACCACACTTCTTACAACTCTGGTTTCCTTTACGAAAGAACTCGCATGTCTTACATATCGCCAAACGCTCAGCAGCAATATCTTCTGGTGCTCTCTTAGAACCATTTATAAGATCCCATGGTTTTGCGTCATCCGACATTTTCAAACATCCACATCACTAGGGCTGCTACGATGATTATCGGAGAAACCAATATTAAGAATATATCCATTACCCTATTATAGCCCATATAGGGGTTTTAAGCCACTTTTAGACATACTTGGGAGTGTATCCCATATGTTGTCTATAGGAGGTTTGTTAGACCTCTATTTTCGGCTTGATTCGTATTCCGCCGAAATTAAGGAGTTATAAAAAATGTTTTGCTAAAGCCATAGTTGCAAGTATTGTCCAGCCGACATTAAAGTATATAATCGTTGGTAACGTTTTTGTCGTCGAGGTTAATATCAGCGCTAAACTCGAAACCAGTGCCAGAACATACATACCCCAAAATTGAATTCCAAAAATAAGTCCTGGAATGATAATACTCAATTTTGTAGAAAAAGCAATAAACTCAACAGTATTTGTTGTATTCCAGTATTGACGGGTAAAAAGTTGCTGAGTAACCTCAACTATCTCTTTAGGCTTTATCATTGTGAATATTCTTCTTAAGCCATTGGTACATTGTAGGGGACGCATCTGCTTCCTCCTGCCAAAGTTTACGGAGCATACTCCATGTTTTCCAAGTTTCTTTGCAGTATTCGTAATAGTCTACACCATCATGATGCTTCCAGCGATCTATGGTGTCCTTGTTTACTGGTAAGTAGTTAAGACCTGTAGCAATACAGTGGGTTCCACCGATTCCATCGTGTCTTTGACGATTAATATGAATTTGTGCAAGTTCATCAAATAACGGAACCATTGATGGCTCTAGTAGAGGAACGCCTGGTTTATATGTTTTTTCTGTAATATCTTTCCAATACTTTGTATCATCTCTGTTTGTTAGAGCATAGTGCTGTGCTACAAATTCTTTAAAGACAAGATATTGCTGTAGTGTAGTGGCATTGTAGGCATCTCTATCCCACTGTGTAATAGTTTCTCTTGACATTGTCTTAACCAACTTATCCAAGAATTCATGTACAGTAAAAAGTCCATTTGATTCTAACGGCTCAATAAACCCTGCTGCAAATCCAATAGCGACAACATTTTTTACAAATGTTCTATTGTGTATTCCTACTTTAAATTTAATATACTTATATTCATATGAATCCACATCTCGGTTTGGATCGTAAATAGTCATCTTGTCTGACTTAAGGTGTTGCTTAAATTCTTCTAACGCCTCTTCTTTGGATACATATTTATCACTAAATACATAGCCTGTTCCAATACGCTCCCAGGAAGGGATATTCCACACCCAACCATTCCCAATTGCGGTGCAGTTAGTATAAGGCTCCATCTCTTTTTCTTTATCAGTATAAGGAATACGAGTAGCCCATGCACTATTGTTTGGAAGCATGTGTCCAAAGTCATTCCATGGCTCTTCTAACGCCCCTTCAAGAAGCATAGACTTAAAGCCTGTACAGTCAATAAATAGATCTGCAGTAACTAATGAGCCATCTGTTAATACAAGAGATTCGATCCCCACATCATTAGTGTTTACTGATTCAACTGTCTGTGGTATTACGGTAACTCCACGAGGAACACAGTAATTGTTCTTTAGCCATAGGCCAAATTTAGTAGCATCAAAATGATATGCCACATCTCTTTTAAAGTTAAAATTATTAAGTTTGCCACTCTCATTAAAAGATATTTTATTTTGTTCTGCTAAAGTTAATGCTGGAAAAAATGTACGGGCATAATCTGCTACATCTAGATCTGGAAATTTAGCCTTTTTAACATACCAGTCATTGAGGCCATTTACTGTTCCATCTGTGAATACCTTGCCAAATGGGTAATGGAATGCTCCTGCATCCTTTTTAAAGAAATCTGTAAACTTAATAGACATTTTGTATACAGCATCTGTTGCTGGCATAAAGTCTTTTTCATCAATACCAATCCAATTAGCCCAACCCGTAATTCCACCAAGCGTTGATTCTCCAACACCTACAATCGGGTAGTCTGGGGACTCAATAACAACTATTTCTTTATCTGGAAATGCTTTTATCATAGTTGCAGCACTCATCCATCCCGCAGATCCGCCACCAACAATTACAATTTTTTTGACTGTTATCATTTAGTTACCCCTTTCTTTTAAGTATATCACAATACAAACTAATCTTAAATAATGATATAATAAACCTATTATGACCACAACCGATTGGGCACAATTTATTCTTACCTTGCTTTCAATTGGAGCAATTATAGTTGGTGCTATTCGTTGGTATATTAAAGTCCAGATCAAGCCTATACACGAAGCGGTTTGCGATATTCGTGCCGAAACCAAAACTAACGGCGGAACCAGTATGCGTGATGAGATCAAGGCAATCAAAGCAGAACAAGAAGAAGCCAAGCAACTTCGTAAAGCAACTAGTGATAAACTAGATCATATGTATGATATATTGCTTGAGTATATTTCTCGCTCTAAATAGAGTTTTCCTTTTTCCTTATATATAATATACTTTATATCTTAAAAACTTATTTACAGTATATTCTTTTCTTTATATATTTTAAGTATACACTATCAATACCCTGGACTATTAGGATAAAACGGACATATGGTATATATCCATTTATAACTCTTTTATAACGATATTAATTGTATAACTATTTGTTATAAAACTCTTATATACCTGGTTTATTTTAAATAATCAGATATAATCTAAATTGCTGGCACTCAAGATCTTTCTACCCACCCCGACTGTCTTGAGTGTCCAGCCTTATTTTATGGTATAATCAATGATATGTGCTCACCGACAATAGAAAAATTTGGGGCAACCCCAGCAAACATTCAATGGACTGTTGTTCGTGGAGATTATGCCTCATTTACAGTCTCATTTCTTGAAAATGATGAAGTTACAGAATTTGATACAGATGGTTGGGCTTTTGCAGCCACCGCCTATGACCCAACCTCAGACATTCTAGATGAGTTGGAAGTTTCTGTAGACGGATCAGTAGTAACAGTAAGCGCACCAGCAGAAGTGACAGAAAACTGGGGATTAAAGTATCGCTCAGTTGTTGCAGAACTATCTTTTGACTTGCAAGCAATAGTTCCAGACGGAGCATCAACAATTACCTGGACACCAGTTATTGGAACAATTTGTGTACTGGGAGATGTGTCTCCAGGGAATACAAGAAATACTATCGGGGGAGTCTCTTAATGATAATTAAGATTAAGGACACTAACCCAAAACTTCCACCATTAATAAAAGTTAATGGGACTGTTTTTAAAGTAAAGAAGTAAAAATATGGCCATATCAAAAAATATGGATGGTCCAAAAACAAAATATTCTGAAGCAATTAAATCAACAAAAAACATAGATGTAAATAATACTGAGTATATTGCTGTTCCAGGAAACCAAGGAGAAAGAGGCGATACAGGCCCAGCAGGTCCACAAGGCCCAGAGGGTCCAAGAGGCGAAAGAGGCATTCCAGGAAAAGATGGTCCACAAGGACCACAGGGGCCTAAAGGAGATCCTGGAAGAGGTGGTGGAGATGGGTATGAAAGTCCATCAGGTCAATACCCAGGATGGGCATATTATCAAAACAAAAATAAGAAACTACTTCTCCTTGGGCCAGAAAGAGGAGATGATGGGTGGGTAAATATTTTAATGGACGACGATATAGAGAGTAATGTTACAAAGTTTCTTCCAGAGGGGTCAGTATCTCTTTGGAATTCAGTTACTCAAAGAATTAACTTTAAACAGTTAAAGGTTGGAACTAGAATAGATATCAGATACGACATAGTCATCACAACAGATACAAACAGCACAGAGGCCTGGATAAGAACATATATACCAAGGGTTGAGTCTCCGACGGGATACATAGGAATGCTTAAATATAAGTATCCATATGAAATGTCTATTAACCAAACCTTATATGTAGACCTTTCAAAGATTAAATCAGAAGGTGGAATTATTCAAGCAAGAGCAGATAACGAAAGCACTATTATGCTAAAGGGCATGTATATATCGGTTTCTTAGTGGTATAATGGATCAGGAGGATATTAATGGCATTTCCAAGTACTTATAATTTTAACTATTACCGTGGTGATACTGCTCAATTTGTAGCCCGTCCCAAAAATGCAAATGATGGATCTTCTTTTGATTTAACAAATTATTCTGCAATTTTTACAATTGCAAATCAAAGAGGTTCTTCTGGAACACAATATCAGGCCTCTGCAGTTGTAAACACAACAACTGATATTGTTACGTGCACAATCACTCCATCCGTTGGCCGAACACTCGCTGCTGGAACATATGTCTATGACGTTCAAATTACAGACACATTACCAAATCCAGACGTTATCTTTACACTGCTTACTGGAACAATTACAGTAACAGATGATATCACTGGAGCAGTTTAGTGACAGATGTAATATTATCTAATGATGACATTACAGTTTTAGGACCTCCAGAAACTGTAGAACTTTTAGTAGATATTGGTCCTACTGGACAAAGAGGAAGTAGATTTTTTGTTGGAGCAGGAGATCCAAACTCTCTCACGACAAGTGGTGCCATTTTTGGAGAAACAATAAATCTCTATGATATGTATATTAATTCTGCACCAGGAGCGGATTATGGATATATGTATCAGTATATATCTGAAACTGGTGGCAATACTTGGGTGCAGGTTTTAGAAATTTCTCCAACTCTTTATTCAAAAAAACACACAACTACTTTCACTTCTGGAGCAGCATCAATTACTGTTCCAATTGCAAATATTGTAACTGTCTCTGGTACACCACTTACAGCATCTAATTTTAATATTCATTACAGTATTGAGGGGGCTAATCCAGTTGCTTCTTCTATTGAGGTCCCCGCACTTGCTGGCGCTGGAACAAACCTTGTTATTAACCTAAAGGCCGTTAAGTCAGTAAGTGGAACATGGTCTAGTTTAACAGGAGAGGTAACGGTGCATCTTCTTATATCAGTAGTTATCTAATTATGGTATAATCTTGATGAGGTGAAAACATGGCAGCAGAATCAATAGGTACTTTAGTACCAACAAAAATTCCAGGTTTAGCAGACCAAGCAGATATTCAGGCTGCGCTAAGAGTATATCACTATGGCTCTTACACCTTTGATACTGCAGAAACTGTCGCTGCAAACCTAGTAAACCCTTCTATTGCATATACAATAAATAATCTTCAAACTCAAATTACTGCTCTTACTGGTGGAAGCGCCATACAAGCAACAAGTTTTAACGCTAAAGGAGATCTGTTTTCAGCATCAGCAAATGATACATTGTCTGTTTTATCTGTCGGTTCAAATGGAACAGTCCTAACAGCAAATAGTTCTACTGCTACAGGATTAGAGTGGGTATCTCCAGAAGTCACATTATCAAATTCTGTGACATTAAGTGGAAAAACCTTGACAGCCCCTAGGTTTGCAGATCTTGGCTTTATTGCAGATGCTAATGGAAATGAACTTCTCGTTATGGATACCGTAACTTCTGCGGTAAACGAAATTAAAGTTGCTAACGCTGCAACTGGAGGAAACCCTTCTTTAGCAGCCCAAGGAGGAGATACAGATATATCTCTAAATCTTGTTTCAAAAGGGGCTGGAACTGTTAAGGCAAATGGTCAAGATATAGCAAATACAGGGCTAGTTGAAGAAACTCAAATCTTAACAATTATGGGCGCATTATTATAAAAAATGGTGTATAATAACACTATAATCTACTTTAGGAGGTAGTAACTAATGGCTACACTAACAAAAGCACTTTTTAGAGGTGCCGCAACAACTAACACCGCAACAACACTTTACACAGTGCCATCATCAACAACAACTATTGTTACTGACATTGTTGTAACCAACACCGCAGGATCTGCGGGAACATTCACACTAGGTCTTGCTGGCACAAGCCTTGCAACAACAGTTGCAATTGCAGCAAATGACTCAACTGTGATTTCAATCAAGCAGGTGCTGGCAACAACCAACGTAATCACAGGTGGCGCATCAGCAACATCAATCAATTTCCATATTTCAGGAGTGGAGATTTCCTAATGCCATTTGTAGCAAAAATGCGTGATTCTGGTGGTATGAAGTCTTTAATGAGATATAACGATTTTAATGCGACAGAACCTACCCCTGCAACACAATTTCCTATTGATTTTCTAATCATAGGTGGTGGCGGTGGTGGAGGTAACTCTAACGGCGGCGGTGGCGGTGGCGGTGCTGGAGGATATCTAAGTTCAAATGGTGCTTCAGGCGGAGGCACAACAGAGTTGCAAGCAACTATGGGAGTTGTGGGAACTTCATATAACGTGACTGTTGGAGCAGGCGGAGGTGCACAAAGTGCTGGAGGTGGATCTAATTTTGGAACACTTTCAGTCAGCGGCGGAGGCGCTGGCGGTTCTGGTATAACTGTTTACGGTGGTCACACTGGCGCAGGCGGTGGTGGATCAGGTGGCGGCGGTGCAAACGGCGGTGGTGGTGCAGGAGGAACTGCAGGTCAAGGCTATAATGGTGGCTCAGGATCATTCGTGTATCAAGCCTATTCTTCTGCTGGTGGTGGCGGAGGCGCTGGCGGCAACGGTGGCAACGGCGGTGGTGCTAATCACATAAATGGTGCAGGTGGCCCAGGAGTTTCTTCAAGTATTACAGGAACAGCAGTCACCCGCGCTGGCGGTGGAGGAGGATTTAATTCTAATACCACAGGCGCAGGAGGTGCTGGACAAGGCAACGGTGGCGGTGGTGGCAACGGCGCACAGGGTACTGGCAATGGTGGTGGTGCTGGCCTAGTAATTTTAAGATATGAAAATACCCGAACAATATCAATCGGTGCAGGATTGACTTCTTCAACTGCTGATCTTGGCAGATTTAAGGTAGTTACCTTTACCGCTGGCACAGGAAATGTGAGTTGGACATAATGGCACATTACGCATTTTTAGATGAAAACAACATAGTCATTGAAGTCATTACTGGCATTGATGAAACAGAACTAATTGAAGGTATGGATACTGAAACTTGGTATGGCAATTTCCGTAATCAAAAATGTGTTCGCACATCCTATAATGGAAATATACGCGGAAGATTTGCGGGATTAGGCTATTCCTACAATGAAGAAGAAGATATTTTTGTAGCACCACAGCCGTTCCCATCGTGGACACGCAATGGTCCATTCTGGGAACCACCAATACCTATGCCTATTGCTACAGGTACTGAGTGTTACCACTGGTCTGAGAATGACCTTGAGTGGAAATTCTTACCAGGAGCATAAATACTACTCCTAAGCATTGAGTTAAAACTGCTTATTAATTTTAAATAAAATATCTCCAAGGAATAAAATCTAAGGGGATATTTTATTTTACACTTTACAAAATATTTAAGGTATGATAGACTTGTTTTATGAATAAAACATATCATTTTTTAGCGGGATTACCAAGAAGTGGAAACACTTTGCTATCAGCAATATTTAATCAAAATCCAGAAATATACAGCACCCCATTAAGTCCTCTACCTGCTTTGATGTGGGATTTAAAAACTTCTAATCACATCCAGCATGCAAAAAGAAATAAAGAAAATCAAGATAGATCACACAAAACACTTTGCTCTCTATTTGATACTTTTTATAGCGACGTAGACAAGCCTGTAATAATTGATAGAGAAAAGTCTTGGGGAACTCCAGCAAACCTTGGTATGATAAAAGAATATGTCACTAAAACTCCAAAAATAATTTTTACAGTGCGTGACATTTTAGAAATTATTTCTTCTTATATTTTTTTAAATGAAGATACAAATTATCTAACAAACGAACTTGTTGACAGTGGTATGTTTATTACTAACTATCGTTCACAAAAAGATTTATTGGCAGAGTACATTATGCTCCAAGGCAGCGAAATGGACAAGTCTTTGCTGTCTTTGGCTTCTGCATTTTACCCAGAGAACAAGGGAATATTTCATATAGTGGAATATAATGACTTGGTATTAAAGCCACAAGAAACCATGACTGGAATCTATAAGTTTTTAGGTATGCCTAATTATGAGCATAATTTTAATAAGATAGAAAAAGTAGAATCAGACGACGATGTTGCTTTAGGTCTACCAAAGAATTTACACGATATCAGAAAATCTATATCTAGGTCATCAACTTCTACTGATATTTTATCAGATTACATTAAGCATAAATATTCTAATATGGAATTTTGGAGAAAAGGCTCTTTGCTCAAGGTCAGAGGAAAAGACTTTTAGCATAAAAAAATACCCCTAGCATATAGACAAAGGGGTATTTTCTTTTAAGTATTATGAATATTTATGTGGAAATTTCTTTAACCATTTTTGTACAGGAGCAGTCTTAGCGTATTTCCAAGACTTCCAATCTGTACCACCCTTGGTCATGTGGAATGCAATTGTTGCATTTTTTACTGGGTTAAATAACTCAGCGTTAGCATTTAGGTCAAATTTTTCTCTACGATCAGGACCTAAGACTCCAATCATATTTATTTGGAATACCCCGTAAGAACTGTCACCAGTCTTAGCATTTCCATTAAATGCAAAAGGTCTTCCGTTTGACTCTGCCTTGGCCACAGCCCAAGCAGTCTTTAGACCCTTTCCAGTAAAGCCTACAGCCTTCAATAGTTGAACTAGGTCATAGTCTGTTAAAGACGAAGCATTTTCATACTTTGCCAAAACTGAAACTTTTTTTGGCTTAGAAACCAAAAAAACCGACTTAGGGTCGGCAGGGGTAATCTTAGACGTATTAATTAGTAAATTATTATCAGTTGTAGTTGTTAGTGCATTAGCAGAATTACTTACGGGTGCAAGTAGTCCTACTAAAGATAGGATTCCAATCCAAGCCATCTTGTCTCTTCTCATCAAATAAACCTCCTAGAAACAAAAGCACCAGTTGTCTGGTGTTACTTCCAAGTATAACATGTTTTTGCCCTAAAAGTCAAAGTTTTGATATTTTTTATTAAATTGTTATAAAACTCTGTGTATGAAGTGGTATAATGGTAAATACTATGGCTACGGGTTCAACAACAAATTACGATATTCCTTTTCCACTATCTAGTGATCCAGTAAATGTTCACGAAGATATTCAGTCATTGGCTGAAGCAATTGAGGCATTACTTACAACAGGTGCTTCTGCATACCACACTCTTGATATAACAAACAACAGTGGAGCATCTATTGCAAAAGGTGATCCAGTGTATATTTCTGGATATGGAACAAGCAAACCCACAGTTGCAAAAAGTGTTGCTACAAACCTTGCAACATTTCCTGTAATTGGATTAGCAGCAACTTCTATATCTAATAGTTCTGATGGAGTTATTATTTTGTCTGGAGTTTTCTCAAATATCAACACAAACTCTTATAACGTTGGAGATAAACTATATGTTGCTACCAGCGGAGGTTTAACAATAACACAGCCCACAACAGGCTCTGGAGTGGTGGCGGTAGTTTTAAAGAAAAATGCATCAAGTGGTATTATTCTTGTCGAGCAACCAAAAGGTAATGGAACTTGGGGATCACTGAAAGCAGGGTTATCATAATGGCAACTTATAGAGGTCAAGGTGCATCTAACTACGACATTGGTGAAGCACCACCATTTATTAACTGGACAATTGTAAAAGGCGATACAGCATCTTTTAGTGTTTATGTAACAGATGATGCTAAAGAGCCTTTAACTATTGATGACTGGGATATTGAGGTAGAGTTTAAAAGACCCACTACTCCAGTTGAGCCTCAAATAATTACAGATACTGCAAGCCTAATTCTTACAATTACACCAGAACAAGACCTAGATGATGCTGATGGTGAGTTTAAGGTTAATCTAACTGCAGCACAAACCGCACAACTAAGAACAAATGATATTTTTGATATTGAACTTCGTCTTCCACAGGACACACTTGTTTGGACAGTCGCTCAAGGGAAGATTACTCTCCTTGAGGATGTTACAAACTAATGGCAAAAGTTTTTATAAATAGCAATACCCCCGTTTTTACAAGAGTCGTTGAAAGAACATCTTTTCCAAATGTAGAAATTACCCAGCCAAATCGAGGGGTAAGTATAAACTCAGTACTTCCATTTAGAATAAGATTTACAGCAATACAGATACCAGCATCTATTGGCAATATCCCAGCAATCCCACTACAGGTTATTGGTTTCTCTAACTATATACTTTAAAATATGTGATATAATTCCAGTATGGCCAAATTATCAATTGCAAGCATTAAGTCTCTGTTTCAGACTGGAGACCGTCCAAGTCAAACAAACTATGAAGATTTGATTGACAGTACCTCTGCAAGATCAACAGATCTTGGTTCAGATGGCAATAATGAAGTTACAATCAACGGTATTGAGAACTCAACAATTTTTGATAACTTTTTGGCAAGTGAGTGGAGATCAGTAAAATATTTGATCTCAATTAAAAAAGTTTCTGGTGGCGCTAATAAATATTACGCTACAGAATTAACTATAGTCCCTGATGCTACAGATGTAAATGTCAGTGAATATGGAACGGTAGACAATGATGGGAATATTGGCACCATCTCCGTGTCTAGAGCAGGAGATACAGTTTCACTAACTGTAATTCCAGTGGGTGGATTGACCCCTATAACCTTGCGCTATTTGCGTATTGGTTTAAAGGCTTAACTAAGGAGATAAAATGGCAACAGTAACAAAAGATTTTAGAGTAAAAGCGGGACTGGTAGTTGAGGGATCAACAGCGACCGTTAATGGAAAGAATATTATCACAGCAGGTGTCGTTGACGCTAAAGGTGATTTGATTGTTGCTAGCGCAGACGATGCAGTTGCTCGTTTAGGCGTTGGAACAAACGGTCAAGTACTTACAGCAAATTCAGGTGCGACATACGGCGTTGAGTGGCAAGCACCCGCAGCAGTTGGTGTATTTGGTACAAGCATTGAGTTTGAAGGATCTACAGCAAATGATTTTGAAACAACACTTGCAGTAACTGACCCAACTGCAGATCGTACAATCACACTCCCAGATGCTTCTGGTACAGTAGCACTTACTTCAGATCTTACAACACACGCAAACCTTACAGAAGCACATGGAGCAACTGGTGCGGTAGTTGGTACAACTAACACACAGACACTTACCAACAAGACTTTAACATCACCAAAGGTCAATGAAGATGTTGCACTTCTAGCAACTTCAACAGAACTTAACATTCTTGATGGAGCAACACTTTCAACCACAGAACTTAACTATGTAGACGGTGTAACATCAGCAATTCAAACACAGTTAAATGATAAGGCTTCATCTGGAGACCTTACAACTCACACAGGTGCTTCAACAGGAGTACACGGTGTAACTGGTTCAGTAGTTGGAACATCAGACACACAGACACTTACAAATAAAACACTTACCTCTCCAGCAGTAGACGGAAATGGAATTGTTTTTGAAGGTGCTACAGCAAATGATTTTGAAACAACACTTACAGTTACAGACCCAACATCTGACAAGACTATCACTTTGCCAGATGCGACAGGTACTGTTGCTCTTACAAATAACAAGTTAGATGTTTTTGCTGCAACTACTTCAGCAGAACTTCGTACAGTAATCTCTGATGAGACTGGTACTGGCGGACTTGTATTTGCTGATACCCCAACACTTGTAACACCAAACATTGGTGCTGCAACTGGTACATCTTTGGTTCTTTCAGGGGACCTAACAGTTAATGGTACAACAACTACAATTAACTCAACAGAAATCACAGTTGATGACAAGAACCTTACACTTGGTTCAGTAGCAACACCAACAGATGCAGGTGCTGATGGTGGTGGTATTACTCTTAAGGGTGCTACAGATAAGACTCTTAACTGGGTAGATGCAACAGATTCATGGACCTCTTCAGAGCACTTTAATCTTGCTTCTGGCAAAGTATTAAAGATTGCTGGAACTCAGGTTCTATCAGCAACAGAGTACACAGGAAATGCTGCAACAGTAACAAATGGTGTTTATACAACAAGCAAGATTTCAGCACTTGCTGCAACATCATCTTCAGAACTTGCATCAGTTATTTCAGATGAAACAGGAACAGGCGCTCTAGTATTTGCTAATACGCCAACTCTTGTTACTCCAGAACTTGGTGCAGCAACAGGTACTAGCCTTGCTCTACCAGATGCCCTTGTTGGATCTGCAACAGCAACTGCTGGAACTTCAGCAACAACAATTGACACATTCTCAGCAACAACATATTCTGCTGCTAAGTATGTTGTTCAGATGAAAAAGTCTGGCAACATTGAAGTAATTGAAATTCTTGTTGCTGTAGATGGATCAGATAATGTTTACTTAACAGAGTATGCTAATGTACAAAGCAATGGCGAACTAGGAACAACAAATGCTGTTTATTCAGGTGGCAATGTTCTTCTTCAGGTTACCGCAGCCGCTGCAGATACTGCTGTTAAGGTAAGCAAGACCTATATTGAAGCATAATTAGAGACGGGAGTCAACTGTGACAACAACTAATAGAGACTTTAAGGTAAAGCATGGGCTAGATGTAGCCCAAGGCGGTACTTTTGGTGGAACTGTCACAGTTGCCACTCCTACTCAAAATACACATGCAACAACAAAGGCATATGTTGATTCTGTTGCATCCGCAGCAGGAGTAACTGTTGGTGCAACAGCCCCAGCGACTCCATCAAATGGAAATCTATGGCTTGATACATTAACAGAACGAGTTCATGTTTATTATGCATCTCAGTGGGTTGCTATTGCAACTCTTGAAGATGCAGAAACACTTCAAGACCATATTCACGATACATCAATTGATGGAACTGGGCTTATTGTAAGTACTTTCGTTAGTGGCGGGGCATACAACGAACCAGGATATCTTGTTAGTGCTGGATTATATAATACAGCATCTTGGGAAGAAACCTGGGTAGGCGGACAGGCAATAGATAATTTCAATTAAATTATCTGATATAATACTATAAGACACCACGAAAGAGGAGTTATAAATGGCAACAAGAATGCAACAGCGCAGAGGTACCGCTGCTCAGTGGACCGCTGCAGATCCAGTTTTAAATGCTGGTGAAATTGGATACGAAAGTGATACCAATAAGTTTAAAATTGGTGACGGCGAAAACCACTGGGACGACCTTAATTACTTTCTAGACGCAGTTGCTCTTGGTGGAAGCATCGATGACTATATTCCATTAACACAGAAAGATGCCGCATCTGGTGTTCCATCTCTTGATGTAAACAAAAATCTTATCGTTGCAGGAGCATCAATCATCGTTGAAGGTGCAACAGATAACACCAACGAGACAACTTTAACTGTTACGGACCCAACTCAAGATCGGACAATAACTTTTCCAGATGCTACAGGTACTGTTATTACAACTGGGAACCTTTCAGACATTACAAATATTGGAGTATTTACTTCAACAATTACAATGGAAGGTTCTACAGCAAATGACTTTGAACTTACAATTTCTGCAGGTGACCCTACTGCAGATCGTACAGTAACTTTCCCAGATGAAACTGGAACTGTTCAACTTAGAGTTGCAGATGTTTCAGACACTGAAATTGGATACCTTAATGGTGTTACTTCGGCAATTCAAACACAGATGGATGCTAAGGCACCACTTGCAGGACCAGCACTAACTGGAGATGCAACAGCAGTTAACTTAACAGTATCTGGAAACTTAACTGTAAATGGAACTACAACAAATATTAATTCAACCAACTTAGTTATTGAAGACAAAAATATTATTCTTGCAGACGTAGAAACTCCAACAGATACAACTGCTGATGGTGGCGGTATTACATTAAAAGGCGCAACAGACAAAACCTTTAACTGGGTAGACGCTACAGACGCTTGGACTTCATCCGAAGACATGAATCTATTAACTGGTAAGGTTTATGAGATTAACGGAACATCAGTTCTTTCAGGATCAACACTTGGTTCTGGAGTTACAGGATCTTCTCTCACATCTGTAGGAACAATTACCTCTGGTACATGGACTGGTACAGCAATTGCAATTGCAAATGGTGGAACTGGTCAAACAACTGCAATGACTGCAGCAACTGCACTTCTTCCATCACAAACATCTAACTCAGGCAAGTATCTTACAAATGATGGCTCAGGAACACTTTCTTGGGGTACTGTAACAGGATACTCAGCACCTACACTTGGTTCAACATCAATTGCTTCTGGTGCAACCGTTACAACAATTGAGGGACTAACATTAACAGCACCAACACTAACTGGAACAGTGACCGTATCAGGAGATATTAATATGACCGCCGCAGGTGGTCCAGGAAGCGTAAAAGACGAACTAACTCTTATGCTTATAGGTGCTCTGTAAAAAACAAAGCACTAACCTTAAAGTAAAGATTTACACGCTCTTATTGAGCGTGTTTTTCTTTTTAAACTTGTGCTATACTTAAGACTACTTCGCAAATTACGAAGTACTCATCTAATTTTACTTTGAAAGGTACATAATAAATGTCAGAAAGCGTATTCTCTTTTCGTCTATCAGAAGAATTTGTAAATAAATATCAAACCATTCCAGCACCATTTGGATTCTCAGATGCAGGATCTAACTCGTTGGGAGAGGTAACATTTATTCGTACATATTCTCGTGTTAAAGAAGACGGTACAAAGGAACGCTGGCATGAAGTATGTCGTCGTGTAATCGAGGGTATGTATTCAGTTCAGAAAAACCATGCTAAAGATAATCGCCTACCTTGGAATGATAACAAAGCGCAGAAGTCTGCTCAAGAAGCATTTCAGAGAATGTTTGAACTAAAGTGGACACCTCCAGGACGTGGCCTTTGGGCATTTGGAACCCCTATGACTATGGAGAAGCGCAACTCAGCATCTCTTCAAAATTGTGCCATGGTCTCTACTCGTGACATTGATCGTAATGATCCAGGTGCCCTTTTTGCTTGGGTAATGGATGCATTAATGTTGGGTATTGGTGTAGGGTTTGATACCCTTGGACAAGACAAGCAAATGTCTATTTATGCGCCAACAGAGCCAGCATCTACTTATGAAATCCCAGATACTCGTGAGGGATGGGTTGAGTCTGTTAGATTACTTATTAACTCATTCCTTCGTGCAAACCAACCTATTCAAGAGTTTACCTATGACCTTATCCGTCCTCTAGGTGCCCCTATTAAGGGCTTTGGAGGGGTTGCTAGCGGTCCAGAACCACTTATTGATCTCCATACACGCATTCGTAATGTAATAGGCTCTAGAGCGGGAGAAGCCTTTGATAGCCGTGCAATTGTAGATATTGTTAATCTAATTGGTACCTGTGTTGTTTCTGGAAATGTTCGTCGTTCTGCTACCCTTGCACTTGGCACACCAGAAGATGATGGCTTCATTAATCTTAAGAACCCAGAAGTATTCCCAGAAAGAAATTCATACGATCCAGAAAAACCAGGTTGGGCATGGATGAGTAATAATTCTATTTCTGCTGAAATTGGAACAAAGTATGAAGACTATGTAGATTTAATTGCAGACAACGGAGAGCCAGGTTTTATTTGGCTAGATGTTGCTCGTAGTTATGGCCGTCTTGCTGATGCACCTGATTATAAAGATGCTCGCATTATGGGCTTCAATCCTTGTGCGGAGCAGCCATTAGAATCATACGAACTTTGTACACTTGTAGAAGTGCACCTAAATCGTCATGAATCTAAGGAGGACTTCCTCAAGACATTGAAGTTTGCTTATCTTTATGGAAAGACTGTTACTTTGATGCCAACACATTGGCAGGTAACAAACGGTATTATGCAAAGAAACCGTCGTATTGGTACATCTCTTACTGGTATTGCTTCATTTGCAGATACTTACGGATTACCAACAACTCGTGAGTGGATGGATGAGGGATACAATACAATTCGTAAATATGATCATTCATACTCAGAGTGGCTTTGCGTTCGTGAATCTGTTCGTGTAACAACAGTTAAGCCATCAGGATCTGTATCACTTCTTTCTGGTGCTACCCCTGGAGTTCACTGGGGTCCAGGAGGAGAGTTCTATCTTCGTGCTATTCGCTTTGGAAATACTGACCCAATGCTTCATTTGTTTAAAGCGGCGGGATACAAAATTGAAGCAGATCTAGTATCAGCAAATACCTCAGTAGTATATTTCCCAGTAGCATCTGGACACAAACGTGCAGAGAAGCAGGTTAGCCTATTTGAGAAAATTGGTTTGGCAGCAACTGCTCAGAAGTACTGGTCAGACAATGGTGTTTCTGTAACACTTTCATTTGACAAGGAAGAAGAAAAGAAATTTGTTGCCCCAGCACTTAATATGTATGAGGGTCAATTAAAGGCAGTGTCATTTCTTCCAATGGGGAATAAGACCTATCCTCAGCAACCTTATACAGAAATATCAAGAGAAGAATATAACTCGTATGTAGGAAAAATTGCTAAGATTGATTGGTCTGCTATCTATGATGGTGTAGAAAATCTTGAGGCAGAAGGTGAAGCATATTGCTCAACTGATGCTTGCGAGATTAAGTTATATTAGTCTCTAGCCTGCTATAATAAGGGGATAGGAGAATTATGTCTAACCCATCAAATCTATATGCAGAAAAGATTTTCTCAGAACACCCACTGGCACTGTGGGCACTTGATGATAAGGCCGACTATGTAAGTCTAATTACAGAGGCTAAAAGAAATATAGAGTCTCAGTGGACTATAACAGGAGCAACTGTTAATACAGATCCTGGAAGTGGTGCAGTTGATCCTCCTTTTGAAGACAGTTTGTCAACAAGTATTCTTGGAACTGTACCCTCTGGCTCAACAGCAGAAATTAAGTTGGTTAGTCCAAACCTAAGCAATTTTTCTAATATGAATTCTGATCTTGGATCTTTTTCGGTTGGTTCATATTTTTATTCAAATAGTATTTATGTAGATTCAGTATCTATTGGCTTTCAGTATACGGATCCAGCAACGTCTACCGTTGTAGAACAACTAGAAACATTTGCTGATCCACTCTATAACAGATGGTCTTTTGTATCTTCTACTTTTTCTATTCCTGACAAAGTTGCAACATTTAGAATGGTGATTAAGATTTCTACAATTGCTGGAGGAGCATCATCATCTGATTATGAATTTTATACAAATGGAATTAGCGCTGGGCAGTGGGCCGAAGAATTTCACGCTACATCTTTAGGAACATCGGTATCGGCATTTCCATCTAATATTGCAATAACTCAAGACTATGCTGTTGAGGCTTTGCCCTATGGACTAACGGGAGTTAATGGATACTACCTTGCATCTGAAACATCATTGTTTGCAAAAAACACAAGTATTCCGATTGTATATGGTGCATATGGAGTTACTAAAATAATTCCTAATACCGACAATCCATCTTTAATTGTTCCAGGTCAAGGATTTTTAAATGAACTCGGAAGATACAATGAATATACTGCTGAGTTTTGGATAAGAGTTAATTCAGATACGCCACATCCAAGAAGAATTTTTGGCCCAATTGCATCTTCTGATGGAATATATGTTGAATCTGGTTTTATAACATTAAAAATTGGAGAATCTTTTAGGTCTCACTTTATTGGCGAATGGTATAGACCCATGCTATTGGATATTAGAGTTATTAAAGATTCTGCAAGTTTGCTTATTAATGGAGAAGAGGTTATCTCTTTATCTTTTGACACAAAATCAATCTCTTTACCATCAATTATAGAAGATGTATCAGAAGCATCGCAAGATTGGCTAGGGTTTTATGCCTATGAAGATGTTCCAGAGATAGAGATTGATTGTGTAGCAATTTACCCCTATCAGGTACCAACCATAGTTGCTAAACGTAGGTGGGTTTATGGCCAAGGAGTTGAGTCACCAGAAGGAATAAATTCCGCATATGCAGGAGTTTCTGCTTTTATTGATTACTCGTTTGCTGACTATACTGCTAACTATTCCTACCCTGGATTTGCTAAATGGCAACAGGGAACATTTGATAATTTAGTAACAACATCAACATCTTTACAAACACCATCTTACGATTTGCCAGACATTATTCTTGGAACTAAAACTGTTTCAGAACTTTATAATGATAATAAAGCAATTCAATCTGAAGATAATGATTTTATATGTTTAAAACCAAACCTTACCTGGCAAGATGTTAACGGATACTTTAACTTTCCTAGTCTTGACATATTAAACCATGAGGTCTATTCCATATATATGGTAATTGAAGTATTAGACAATGTTGCACAAGAGCAAACACTTTTTTACATTAATGATATTTCAACAGGAAATAAATTTAGTGTTATTAAAGAGGGATTATTGGTCAAATATTATTTAACATATAATAATGAAGAGGAACTAGTTTTTACAACAGATGAACTTGCTTTAAACACAAAAAGAGCAGTAGGAATAAACATAGACAAACTTGTTGAAACTTTTGGTGGCAATGTAGCAGCATTTTTTGGTAAACGTCAAGGGCTTAATTTATATATTGGTGGAGGCGAGCCTGGAATTGATACCTTTAATGGCTATATTTATTCAGTCGGAATATCTACACAATCTAACAGCAATCAAATACTAGATCATTTTCTAGATAATGGAATCACTATAATTACTTCTGCAGAGGAGTTGTTTGTTCATACAGCAAGTTACAATCTTCTTGCTAATGAAAGATACGGAATGTTCTTCTTAGATGTTGGAGTTTCTGGATATTGGGAAGACTACCTACCACTTTCTTATTTTGCACAATACGTAAAAAATGACGTTGGGAATGAATATTATGATCTAGATTTTATTCAGTTTAATTATGACTACCCAGAACCATCTACTACAATACAGGAAAATGTTGGTGTTGAGGGATTTTCTTATATTGACCTATACAACCAATATTCTTCTCCACTTCAACAGACCTATGAAGATTTAGCAGATGCGGCTGAGAGTGGGTGGCAAGATTATTCAGAAATGTCTGAGCAATTTGTAAGTACAGACATTTATGATACCGATAATTCTGAAGTTAGAAGTTATATAACATTTCAGTATATATCTGATGGAGCGAACTCTCCAGTATCAAACTTTTTGACAGTTGATAGACCAATAAAAACAAAAATTTTAGATATGGATAATCATCCAGAATGGTTAACCACAAGGTTTGAAGTTGTGAACAATACCCTTATCTATCCAAGTAAAACCATAGATTTTAATGAACTTGCAATTGTGTATCGACTTGAGTTTAATGTTCGTGGAACCCTCACTAAATCATTAAACCTAAGAAACCTTTCTTTTAGTTCTCAAGTGTTAAACAATAACTCGTTTAATCCAATTGGAACTAAGTTTGGAAATAGTTTGTTCCCATACAAGAAGGCTGGAATTTACTATGACTATAAGTCAAAAAATCCTTTTAGTATTTATAAAGGCAGCACTCCTTATCTATATATGACTAAAAATTCAGGCATTGAGGTTCGTGGAGACTTTTTACCTTCTATAGATCGTGGAATATCTTTACCAGTTAATGCGACACTTGCAAGTAATTATCGTATTAGCGCATTTCAAACTTGGTATAGAAATAATAGCCAAAACTTTGAAATCTTGCCAGTTCAACTTTTTGAAATAAATCATAAAAATGAAAAAATTAAATTTTATATTAAATCAGTAAACCCCTCTGGAAGTAGGGGTAAAATATATGGAATAAATGATTCAACTGGTGAAGAGGTAAGTGGAATATCTTACTATATTAATGGTTTTATTGTTAGAGAGCCAGTTATAAATATCAGGGAGTGGTCAGTAATAGGAATATCCTTTGGCTCTTCACTAATATTTGACTCATTCTTAGGATCAATAAATATTAATGGCCCAGGAGTATTTAATAATTTATCTTATTATCAAGCAACAAATTTACAACAGATTCAGAGTATAGTCGCAAGACTTTGGACAGATGTTGATTCAGAAGATGGGACCATCCTTGATTGGCAATACTGGAAAGATAACTATTCTTGGAATGGCATGCTAGTTATATCAACCTCTTCAACATACGGGGTAAATCCATCAGAAATATACAAAACCTATATTGGAACAAATAAGATTATTGTAGATGATGAGCAGGGGATGACTCTTGACTCAGATAAACTAAAGATTTATGATGCTATGGAGTGGTCAAGTTCTGTAATCAGTCCAGTCTAATATGGTATACTAATGGTTATGAATCCATTAATTAGTCAAAAAACTGGCAAGCCTCTTGTAAGCAATGTACGCAAAAAGGTCATAGATAAGCAATATAACTGGGGACTGTACGTATACAAGAAGTCAACAGGCAAGTGGTTTACTGATGGAGATGGAAATGTCCTTAATATTGAGTCAATGCGTGGAGATATTTCTAAGATAGCAGAACTTAAGAATGCCGCAAAACACTTTGGAGATCCTGGAGATGGCGAAGCAGTTTTTGTTGCGGGACTTACAAGAATTAGCGATGAAGAGCATTCAGAACAAATGGATAGACTTAAGCAGGGACTAATTCCTTCAATGAACGACCTTGGTGCTTGGAAGGCTGCACAGGATACAGTTGATAAGTATGGCAGAGGTGCATTAGATGAATAACGAATACCCCGTAATTAAAGCAAGTTTAAACACACAAGAAGAAGCAGAAAATCTTTTTAAAGACCAAGACCCTTTCATTAAGTCATGGGAAAGTCTTAAGGACTACTCTGGACTTGATCAAAACTTTAAAAGAAGAGTTTCTAGAGTTGTCAATAAGGCAATTGGAGATGAAGCATATCTAGATTCTGCCAATGCTATGCCATCTGGACAAGACTCTGGTTCTAAGCAGATAAACCCAGGAACTGTCTATCGTAATGGTTACGGTTTGTTTGACGTTATTACTCCACCATACAATATGTATGAGTTGGCAAACTTTTACGATACCTCATTTGCTAACCATGCCGCTATTGATGCTAAGGTAGAAAACATTGTTGGACTTGGATATCATTTCGCTATGACAGATAGCACATCCCTTCGTTTTGAAATGAGCGAAGATGAAGATAAAGTAAAGCGTGCACGCAAGCGTGTTGAAAGAATGAAAATTGAAATACGTGATTGGCTAGAAAACCTTAATGATGATGATTCTTTTACAAAGATTATGGAAAAGGTTTTTACAGATGTTCAGGCAACTGGAAATGGGTTTATTGAAGTAGGAAGAAACGTAGAAGGTGAAATTGGATATATCGGACACATACCTGCAACTACGGTTAGAGTTCGTAGACTTCACGATGGCTTCTTGCAAATCATTGGTCAGAAGGT